CTCAGCAAGGGATCAAGTGACGTCACATTTAATTGGGCCTTAGTGCTATTGGGCCTATTAGGCCTTAACATACTGCTTCGCAGAGTTATTAAAAACAATAAATATGTATTTGTATATCATTAACATTAAATCATTCACATAATACTACAATATAGCATAATTACACTTTGATTCTAATGGAATGCACAATAAACACTTTCAAATCACACTGACTGTCTAGACCATTCTCATTAAAAACGGATACTAAAAACTTCCTATTATAATCTTCATCCTTCTTCAAGTACTGAGACTCTAGATCCAGGTTGAATGTCCTTGCACCTTCGTAATATCCATAGTCGTTATGGTACAGATATCCACCAATAGGAACATAACCTATAGGTCTACAAACACCGTCGTCCTCAACCATGGATATCTGTAATTGACCTCGAACGTTTCTGTTACCACCGTAGAAACTACCGTTAAAGCTCACACTGCAACTAACAAGTAACACCTTCCGTGAATCTTGCAACTTATTCTTCATACTATCACAGCACATAATCTCTTGCTGTGGATCACCAGCAAGAGAAGGAAAATCACAAACATGAGTACATGTTTTCAGAGGACTGGAAAACCAATCTGCCATTTTCGTATTCAGAAAAGAATACGAAGAAGATGAAGAGAAACTTATTTATAAACGTTAAAAGCATAAGCTTGTTGGGCACGAAAGCATCTGCTTTCTTAAAGTTAAAGCAACATAGTGGCCCACTCTAAAAGCAAAGCGCGTTAATAAAGCAATACGCGTGAATAAAAGTAGACCTTTAACTCCAACCAATAATATATTGCCACGCGTATAAGAATAATAACATATTAGTGTACAATCTTCCGTCAGATTCGCTTCACGAATCACAGATCCTGATTGTACACGTGTCTTACAATCCAATGGCTATCCTTACGTCTAAATGACTCCGCTGAACCTGGGGCGGGGGTAATACTAAGCCCCGCCCCAG